TTAATCTCTACGAATTTAATTCAGATCACTCTCCTTTAAAATATCATCTACCATTTTTTCAAAACGTTCCGGTACAATATCTTTATAATCACTCCGCGTTTTTTCCATTATGTGTTTTCCTGGTACAAAACCAATAACCCGACCGCCGCGCACAAGCTGATGTCCATTTTCTACTAAATGAAAATGCCTTGCGCTATTCCATATCAAAACTGCTGCGCCCAAGTTATCATCTACCAATTTATGCCCCCATTTTCTTCTGATTGCTTTCCTTTTTTGGCTTTCAGCATACTTATGAGTTTTCATTTCCGCATTTGCTTTCTTTTTTGCAGAATTTTTAAATTCTATTGCAAGTTCTACCAATGTTTCCTCTGCTTGTGCAGGGGCCTTTTTGATTGCTTTTTCCAAATCATTTTGAAATTCCTCCAGTCCTTCAAAACTAAATTCAAAGCTATTAGCCATTTTTACGCCTCCTTTTAAACAGAAAAAGAGCATTGCCGCACCGCTATCTCGCTGCAATCCCCTTTTTGATTATTGTATTTCTTCAATACAATTTTGTAAATTTTCAGCACAAATAATTTCTAACATCGCGTTTTTTTCCCTTACATTGATAATAGTAATGATGTTAAAATATCGTTTGCCCCACTTAATAAACATATCTGGCGTAATGCCTTTGTGGTATCGTGTTGTTATTTTATAGGTCAGTTCTGGTCTTATCCGCTGCGCTTCTTGGTACTCCCTGCCCCTTGTCGGCTCCACACTCGCCCATATCGTCTTTACCTCTGTTAACGCCTGTTCTGTCTGTGACAATGCGTTTTCTTTTTCCTCATACCTGCAAAATGTGATCCGTTTGTTGGTTCGCCCTATGTCCATAATCCACCTACTTATTTTGTAATTGCAGCATCAACGATTTTGTCATAAAACTAAAATCTTCCCCAACTCCCCCCGCAGGCGTTCTTTTTTCGTACCAATAAGCTGTAAGTAATTGCAGATAGATTTTTTCAAGTGCATAATTTATCTTGCTGCCGGTTTCGTCTGTTTCGGGGTATTCTTTGCCGGTTGCATTTTTCAAATATTCCTCCGCCGAAACAATTATTGTTTCCAATAACTGATCGTCCTCGTCAATATCAATCCTTGCATACTCTTTTACCTCATTCAGCGTTATTATTGCCATACCGCACCCCGCCTTCATAAGCGGCGGGAACCCCCGCCGCCGTTATCTTTGTTTCTTTCCTTGTACCGTCTTACTCGCCCTGCGCTGCTGCCTGCTGTTGCATAAAATCAGCCACAACCGCCGCCTTCTCATCTGCTGCCGTTGCTGTCATGGCGTACCCTGATTGGGTTCCCAATGCAACAATCTTTTCGCGTGACAGCTTTTCAATTTCTGCCTGCGTATAAATCCTTTTTTCTTCCGGCTCAATACTTGCTACGGCTGCACCGCCGTCCGATGTTTCGATCAAATGCTCCGCCATGATGATCGCCTCCTCATCCACGCTCCGAATGTCCAAACGATCCCTTACCTTGATGCCGGTCTGATCGGTTTCCCATAGCTTTCCTGCGGTACTGGAAATGTCGATTGTCAGAGTTTCGCGGTCAAAAATCGTGATGGCCTCTTTCAGATCGCCGCACACAATCGGCACCTTATAGCCGCCCGATACCGCAACGCTTGGCATAGTCTTATTGCCTACCTTTTTCACCGGATATTTGCCGAATAAAAGCGTACTCATGGGTTTTGTCGGATCGGGTTGCATAATATACTTGCCGTCCTTGTCTTTTAAGGTGTCAAGCCAGTTGTATCCATCCTGATTAGTTATGACACACGCGCTTAACGCGATTGTCGGATCCAAAAGAATGTTGAATATCTTTTTCAGATCGTCCAACCCCGCAACCGGCACTTCCGCATCTTTGGTAATCTCGCGTATTTTGGCAACAATCATAAAATTTCTTGTCGCCTTTGCTTTTTTAGAAATCCATCTTTTCAGATAACCAATGATGTTTTCGGCGGTATCACTCAAAAGTTCCTGTGTAACCTTTAAAATTCCGCCCTTTTTCTTTACCTTGTAATCAATCTTTTCAAACTGCGGCGTGGAAACCTCCGGAAACTCTGCCGCTTCGTCTACATTGTCAAAAGGTGTCTGATCAGCGTGCCGTTCAATAACCCTGCTGCCGCTTAATGTAGTTACACGTTCCACGTTTACAAGATTTTCCAGTGCGTCTTCCGAGCGCCTCAGCTCCTTAATCGCCGTTCTAATGTCCTTCGGTACCGTAAGTCCCCCGTCCTCGTCCTTGCCTTCGTTCATGGAATTAAGGATCTCTTTATCCTCTGCTGACAAATCGCCCTTTCCTACTGCTGCTTTGATTGCGTTCACAAACGCACCCGCGATTTTCTTTGTCTGATCCACAATCTTTTTCACGGTTCCGTTTACTGCTTTCTGCTGCATATCGTCCAGTCTATCCTGCTCTAAATCATACAGCAAATCAAACTGTGCCTGCAGCTTTTTCAACTCATCCTTTGCCTTTGCCGCGTCCTCAATCTTACCCGCCTTGCAGAAATCCCGTACTTCCTGTTTTTTTGCCTTGATACCGTCAAGCATCTTCTTTAATTCTTCATTCATTGTATTTACGCCTCCTTGATTTTTTGCATTAAAAAAGGACCTAGATCAAATCTAAATCCTCCAAAATTGCCTCTATCTGTTTTTCCTTGTCCTCGGCTGCTGCCGGTATCTGATTTTCTTTTGACCTTTCTGTCAGCACATCAGCTATACTGTCAATGTCAGCCCTAGGCATCTCCGGCTTTCTTTTCAGCTTTTCCGGCAGGTTGTGGTACCGTTTAAAATAATCACTTGTACAGGCTGTTGCATTGTTCTTTTCCGATACCTCAATATTGAAAAATTCCTGCCATTCCTGGCCGTTCTTCCACGTTTCTGCATCAATCATCGCGTTTATTTGTTCCGATGTCACACCCTCTTTGGTATGCTGCATATAGGTGTTTAAAATAACCTTTTGGCAACCATCTAAAATATCTGCCTCCTTCCTCATATCGTCTGCGTTGCCCCAGGTAATGCTACTCGGCTTGTGGATCATCATCTGTGCATTTTCCGGAATGATGATCCGATCACCTGCCATTGCTATGACACTTGCAATGCTTGCCGCCAATCCCTCAACATATACGGTTATTTCCGCATCATGCCGTTTTAAAATATTGTAAATGGCAATGCCTCCGAATACGGATCCGCCGCCGCTGTTAATATGCACATTGATTTTTGAAATACCGTCAAGCTGATCCAAAAAATCCTGCACATCTTTCGGGGCTTTATCTTCAGGATAATATTTTTGCCATTCCCCCAAACTTTCGCTGTTAATATCTCCAAAAAAGCAAAGATCTGCCGTTGTTTCTGTTTCGTTTCGGATCTCAATGCTGCCAACATCACTATATCGATTGTTTTTGTCTTTCTTTTGTAATTTTAAAACTTTCGACACTTTCTCTGCCCCCTTCCTCCTGGTCTTTCCCAATGTCTGCAACCTTGATATAATTCCCATTGCATATCAGATTATCACCGCCTTCCATACGCGGTTTATTCATAAATGATCGCGCCTCGTTTGGCGTGTATATGCCATTCTGCACATATCCGGTTAAAATTGTTGCTTGGCTCTTTGCATCAGTACGCAGGATAACATTTTCATTGAATTTAAAATGTTTCCCCTCTGTCATTTCACCTGGTTCCAACAATTTATAATTTATTTCTTCCTCATACTGCTTTAAAATATATAATTCTGTGTCAATGTAAAAAGAAATGTTTTGCATTTCACTGTTGGCATAGCTGCTTTTCTCATAATCGTTTATTTGGTTCGGCTTAATTCCAAACGCTCCTGCAATCTGCAATGCGCTATATTTTTTCAACTCAAAAAACTGGCTGTCTGTCAACTTGATATTAAGTGGCTCCAGCTTCATGCCAATCGGAATCGGTATGAACTTGCCTGCATTGTTCGCTCCGTTTGCATATCCTTCCAGCTGTTTAATTAGCTTTTTTTCCAGCCTGGGAGATAGATTTCCGGTGTATTGCAGCGCCGCCCGCGCTGTCAACCCTCCTTCATAGAGGTTATTCATAAAGGTTTGGCTTCCTAGTCCTCCCTCTATGGTTGCCTTTAGAATATCCCGTACCTTTGCACCTGTTAGCCCGTCA